TTCTAATTTCATAGATTCTAAAGCTACCTCTGCAACTTGAGTTTCTTCTGCAAGGTCTACATTCAGTAGCCCAGCAATCTTTTCTAAAGTATTCTTTGCACTCATCTTTATTTAATTTATCTTATAAATTCGTCTGCACCGTCAACAATGTATGAAGCCTCGGTAATCATTTCTTGAAGCTCTCTCCATAGTGCGCTATCTTTTGCAACAAGTCCTAAATCTTTTGCTTGTCTTTCAAAGTCGTTTAATACTTCTTCGGCTCCTGCTAAGATTTTGTCAAATCCTTTGACATTCCCTTTAAGTTCTTGTTGAAGTTCTTGCATTTGGTCGTCCAATTCCATTACCTCCGTCTTAAGGTCTTCAATTCTACCAGACTCTACTCTTAATTCTCGGATTTGCTTTTTTAATGAATCGCTCAAGTTTAGATTTACTTCTTGTGCTGATAATTTTTGTTTAGCATTTAAAGATGCCCAAATTTGTTGTACTTGTTTCATATTCAATTAACTTATATTTATTATGGTGTTCTATTTTGCTTTAGACTTTTTTGGATGACCAGTAGGAAGCAAGTCATAATCCCCTTTGTATTTAGGATTCTGAGGTCTACCATTCTTTACCAAATATAAAAACGCATTGACTCTCGCAAATGCCCATTGTGATGCACTTTTTACAACTGGACTATGGGAAACATTGAAGGCACCTAATCCTCTTTGAAAGACTGTTTTTAGCATACCTACGTTTACTCCGTATCCTAACTTCTTCTTGTATCTCTCGTTGAAGTCATCGCTTTTCTTTTTTAAAGAGGCTTCATCCTTCTTGCTTACCTTTGCGCTTCTTGTGGTTTTTGCATCGCCTCTTGCCGTTCCTTTGCCTTTTGGGTTTGGATTGGGTGTGTCACTTCTTGGAGCTTTCTTGACTGGCACAATTCCACCACGAGGTCCAACTGCTAAATCAACATCCCCTGACATCTTCACGCATTTGCCCTTTTTCTTTTTATAACCCTTTGGACATTTCTTCTCGTGGTACATATCGTCTTTAATATGAAACTCACAAGGCATATACCAAGTCTTGCCTTCAAAGTCGTGGGTATGGAAACCCTCGCAACCTATATTTTTAGCCATTTCCTCTGCCTTCTCTTGTGTTGAGTAGGCAAGTCTATCATCTATAATTGCAAAGTCTTCATCTACCAAAATTGATTTGAGCTTTAGCTCTCCAAGTTCTTTGAGCTTTGATTCTGCCCAACGCTTACCAGCCTTGCCTCCCCATAGCAAGTAGGAGATAGTACCACAAGCCTTTGTATCAGATTCGTCATAGTATGTTTCAGCTCTTGACAAATATGAGTACATTCTCTTGACCGTTGCAAGAGAAACTCCTTGACCTTGAGCTAATTGTTGAGCTCTTACCTTTCCAACTTGTGTTGCACACTTGTTATTTACTTTTTTGTTCAGCTCAATACCTCGCTTTGCATTGTTTTTGACACCACTTGGATAGTCAGAGTATGATACCAAATTGACGTGTCGAAGTTCTTCAATGATAGCATCAAGAATTTCTTGAGATTCATCCTCCTCGTTTATTTGGCTCATATTTACTTTGTCCGCAAAGTAGCCTTCAATAGAAAAGCCTTTTACCTTCCCAGTCTTTACATATTCGTTCCATACTTGGTCGTTGTACACTTTCATAGACACCATCCAAGTTCCTACGGGAACATTCATACCATACTCACGAGTTTTATCTTTCTCTCCTTCTACTATCCAAGATTCTACAACACTCAATCCTTCCAAATCAAAGTTGTGTTCAAGTGTGCTTTTGTTTTGGTTTCCTTTTGCTAAGAACATTTCGCTGACCTTTCTTACGGTACTCTTTGAGAAATATATGTAGTATTCTTCCTCTCCGTTTTTGCGAAATATAGTCTTGTTTGGTATCAATGCTGGACCCATCAATATACGTTTCTCTCCATCAACCTCTGCAAGTTTGTACTCTTGTTCTTTGCTCAAAGCAATGAAGTCTGATTCTATTGCTGGTTGTTCTACAATACTGATGGCTTGTACTCCGCTCAATATCTGCTCCTCATCTAAGATTAATTCTACTATCTTCATATCTATCCGAATGTTGCGTTATCTACTCTATTTCTATCTAAACTTTGTTGCGTTGTTACATCGCTTCCTACTACAAAGGCTCTTACTGGTTGGTTGTTTCTTTGTAGACTTTCTACTATTGCATTTGTACCCGTATCTCCTACAATATTAAATT